TAATTACTACCTGATGGTCCGTGTATTTTTCTTGCCCACCGTATATCTTGTGGCAATTATCGGCACACATCCAACCATATTCTGTAAAGTCCTTATACATCTGCTCCACCAAAGAGGTGGTAGGCACTACAATTAGAATATTCCTATCAACGTTCGCATGGAAGCGCACCAATGCATAGATCATTAGAGACTTACCTGATGCTGTTGGTGACAATAGTAATCGTCTGTTGTGCTTCAGCGCCTCGTATATTGCCTTATATTGATAGTCGCGTACCTTTAACTCAGGAGGAAGTCCTAAGGATTTTACGAAGCCAACTACCGACTGAGGAGTAATAAAATCATTCTGATCTAGTGGATGACCGAAGAACTTACAGTCTTCCATTCGATACTTATATCCCTTCTCATCCGCCCAATCTAAAAGATAATCGATTAGACCAACGTATATTTCTCCTGTTGCTGGAGAATACAATCTAATCTTTCCATCCCAACCTTTCCAGCGTTTTTGTTTCTGCATAAATTTTGCAGACTCAACTTCAAAACAAAAGAAGTCTGCTAATTCATAATTGATGTGAGGTTCTGCCTCAACTTTAAGATACACTTCATTCTTCTTACGAATAAGGAGGTCCATAAAACCATGCTACAAGAGATTTACGCAATCCAGATGTTACAGGTCTAACCCTGTGCCATTGATCACCCTGAAAAAATAGAGCGGTCCCTGGTTTTGACTTGAAGGTCTTATACCTAGGATCCTCTCTAGGACTATATATCTCCAGATCGAACTCCCCACCTTCAAAGTCGTCGTTAAGGAAAAGTGACATACTAATCTTTCTTACCTTTCCTCTGACAGGTGCTGAATGTTGATCTACATGCCAGTCATAAAAATCTCCCTTTCCATAGATACCAAACTGCACAGGTTCTACGCCATCAATTTTTAAGTTCCACCTAGCGTCACGATTTATTTTTTTCTGCATACGCAAAAGCATGG